GTCCAACTCTGCTATCAGTCGCTGCCAACCTCCATTTTGTAAAACTACTCCATATGCACTCCACCTAACATTGCCATAGGGGTCCTTCATTGCATTCTGCAATTCCTGCCACCAACGCAACCCTTCTCCTATCACGTGGAAGGGCGCCACCTCAAATGTTCTCGGTGGTTTATTCGTCGGCAGCAGTTCAACTTTACCAGCCACGGTATGAACACCAAAGTCCATCCCGAGATTTAGCATCGTGTTTGCAAACTGCTCTGTTTTCCTTACTATGACATCGCCTTTATCTCGCATACCAAGGCTACGCCATGGTTCGCCAGGGGCTTTATCAAACTCAATATGAAGCTGATCGAAAGGGGTCTCTTTGTTGTGGATAGAGTCAAGAAGGTTTTTATTCATCTCCTTAACAATTCGCACAGCAACCTCCACACGATCAGCATCAAATGATGTCAGCAATGGTTCCGGTACCAGTAAAAATTGCCCCTTCACATCTTGCGATGTAAACGGGTTAACCTGAAAACCTGGTATGTGTACCACGCCTAGAGCCTGACAAGCTGTCTCCCCAGCCAGCCATGTTGATGGCTCCTGCTTCTGTGGTCTTTGTGATCTAGTTCCTACGTTAGCGAAGCTAGGAGTCTTTGGATCTACTAGTGCGTAAGAACTGGAAGCTCTATAGGGGCTTCCTCCCTGCCATAGCATGGCGGCGTGTTTAGGAACTCCGAAACATACGGGCCTCCTGGCCCTCATGTTTAGTGCAGCTCTGTATGTGAATGCCGCTGATCGTCCACATATTATCAGCGTATCTCAGTACAGGTGCACCAGAACAACCATAGTATGTTGAATAGACTCCGATCACAGGTTCATAACCTGCTTTTTGAATCGCCGGAATGTCGTTGTCAGACTCACTTCCCTTTCGAGAAGAAGCTGACACCACCGACACCCATTGAATCTCAGCAAGTTCAGGATGTTTCTTCCTGGTCTCTGCGGGAATTGCTCCCGTCCAGTAGATCATGCCAATAGGACCAGTTCCATTCCACGTACTACGAGGACCAGATGCAGGCCAAGTGACTCCAGTTGGTAACTTGAATCCCTTGAGTGCAAATGTTGCCACGTCGATCGGATCTCCCTCAACAACGAAGTTTTCGATAGGAACTTCTAAATCCTTCCTTTCCGGCCATGTGCGAGAAAACTCAAGCTTCAGGGTTTTCGACCCCAAGTCCTTCGCAGTCTGCACAATATGAGCCGCTGTAACAAATCCTGTTGGGCAAAGAGCCCCATGACCTGAAACAATGGAAGGCAAGCCTTTCTTATCAACTCCTGTTGCTGTCACAACCACCACACCATGTTTCTGTGCCTGCTTCTGAGAACCAGGTAGCATTGGTAGGGCCGATAAATGACTTTCCTGCTGAACCAGTGTCGTGACCGAGGCCTTTTCCCGCTTGGGGACAGCCGCCTCTTTTGGTTTTTGCACTGTATCAACTTTGGATTGTAACTTACGAGCCTCCGCTGCTTTCCGATCCTTAATCGTCTGCCTCACCTGTTGACGCTTCTCTTCTTTCCACTTAGGGTCCGAAATAGAATCATCTTCAAGGAGTGTCAAAGACGCCTCAAGCACAGATTCAATTGCCTTCTCCTTCTTACCGACTTTGTCAATCATCTTAGACAATCTGTCGAGAGCCGCATTAAGTTCTTCAATTCCTTTAGAACCAGCGCGCACATAATCACTTACAACATCCCGTTTCAACTTATTCGCATCAACCATAGAAATTGCTCCAAGCCTTACGGCCTTGAACAACAAATCCATGAATGACTGATAGTCCTGTTGGGGCATCTTAGTGTGTATGACGCGATCATTGCGATCCCGCATCTTGTCTTTAAGATCTTCATCAAAGACGGCTCCTGATTTAGAGTAATCACCATGCTTCTTTCCCTTTGCTCCCTCCTTTACAGGAGTTTTGCGCTCAGTGGCCAACAAAAGTGCGCGTTGTTGGCGGAGTTTTGATTCTCCGCGTGTCATCAACGTTGCAACACCTTCTTCGTCCAAAAAGATAACAGGGTCTGTGTCTCTCTCTGATGCCCAAGAAATAAACTTCACAAGTAAGCTTATAATAAGGTACCAGAAAAATATACCGGCTGCAAAACCGATAAACATAGCAATTGCTCCAACCGTTTCGGTGAATCCATCTTCTTTCTGTTTCTTTCGCTGCACCTCTGCTTTAAAACGCACGAATGTGTCTCTCATGACCATATCCTCCCACATTTCTATGGAAGCTTTACGATCACCTTCATTCGTCAGC